GTTGTGGCTTGAAGAAATTCAGGATTCGGGTCAAGCCAGTCATAGAGCGTCTGGTGAGAGACCATGGGATCCAGTGTCGCCCCAAAGGTGTGAAAGCCGTGGCCGAGCCTCATGTGTTCGATCAGCTTCTTGCAATACGCGGGACTATAGGAAGACGGTCTTCCGACAGGCTTCTTCTTGGGGGGAGGGGATTTTTTCGGCTTCTTCTTCGATGCCATAGTGTCATTATACCATGCGCGTTATGAGCGCCCAAGGTACTCCTCGGGGTCGATTCCAGTCCAGGCTGGTGGTTTACCTGGAAAGCGGAAAAGACGAGTCTTCAAGACCACGATCGTCATCACACAGAAGCCTGGCTGGAGATACTTCTCATCCTGGAGAATATATCGGACAGCGCAGATCGCCTCCTGTCCCGTGTATTCCCCTTTCAGTGGGTTCCATTCCTTGAGGTGAAGGAAGTCGCCGGACTTATAGTCCCGATCATTCTTCCGGACTTCAAACCGCTTGGATTCGTTCGCCACCTCCTTGAAGTATTCTGGGAGGATCTTGAGTTCGTGGGTTCGGTATTCAGTCAGGTCAGGCATGGGTCAGGGCTCCTTTGAAGTGAAAGTTTTTTTCGCGCTCATTGATCCGGTGAAGGCGATGTTCTTGGACTCTCACCTTCAGGGCCGCCTCCCATAAGTCCTCGGATCTATACACGAACTTATATCTGACCCCGTGGGACATCTGGGTTCTTACTTCTCTGGGGATCTCGAGCCGCTTCGCGAACACGCGGAAAGCGTCAGCCTGGATGAACAGCCAGTCGGCGGATTCGTTCGCGTCCAGATAGGATCCTCCTGGGGCCTTGAGACCATAGGGATAGACGGTCAAGATCTTAAGATCTAGGAGCCATGAGTCCGCGGCCTGGTTCACACAGCTTCGCTTGACCCTGGCGTTCATGAGTCTTCCGTCTTCACACTCGAACAGAATAATGGAATCGGTGTCGGGTCTAGGCTGACTCCTTGAAAGGAAAAATTCTCCTGTGTCCTGAAGAACATCCAGGAGAAGATCGAATTTTTCTTTCGGGAAGGTGAGGCGAATCATCCCACCTTCTTCTTCTCAGCTCGCTTGATGGAATCCTCCAGCGAAGCGGTCGCCACGTCCACCACTCGGGACATCGACAGACCAGTCTTCTCAGCCAGCTTCCGGATCCTCTCATCCACTTCAGGGAGAACCTTGAAGCAGATCGAGAGTCTAGGCTGGGATGTGGTCTTCGCCTTCTCAATTCTTTCCATGATCTTATTTTTCGCCATCTTGATGGGCCTCCTATATTGGATTGAATAGCATGATTAGGATCTGGATTCCAAGGCCTTCCGCGCCTTCTTGTATCCCCAGGGCTTCCTGGAGAAGAGGGAAAGCTGGCCAGCCATATCGAGCTTCTTCGCGGAGCGGTATCCCTTGAACTTCCGAAGACAGCCGGATCCAGCTCCCAGTCGGCGAGACTTCTCTGATCTCAGTGGACGGCGACAGAAGCGACACTTCATGAACTTAGTTCGATTCCCGTTCTCCTTGATGCCAACAAGGCATACTCAGGATTCAATTCTATTCCTAAAAATTTTCTATTGTGTCCGATCGCCACAAGTCCTGTCGTTCCAGATCCGAGGAAAGGATCAAGAACTAATCCTTCTGGTGGGCTCCCTGCGAGAATACATGGTCTTATCAGGTCTGGAGGGAATGTCGCGAAGTGAGCCCCTTTGAATGGCTTAGTGGATACAGTCCACACCGATCTTTTATTCCTATATTCTTTTATTGATCGAAAGGGAAGCTGACCAGGAAGCGGCTCGCCTTTCGCTGTAAAACTTCCCTTCTTCGCGCTCGATCTAATCTTCTGGCTTCGACCTATCGATCCGTATATGGCTGGCTCCTTGATTGATTCGGAATCGAAATAGTATTTTTTATTTTTCGAAAGCAGAAAAATATATTCATGCGACTTTGTGCATCTGTCAGTTACAGACTCAGGCATTGGATTAGGCTTAGACCAAATTATATCTTGACGAAGGTTCCACCCATCTTCCTGAAGGGCGAAGGCCACTCTCCAAGGAATACCTATAAGATTTTTCTGACGAAGGCCTGGGGGAGGGGGAATCCAAGCGCGTCCTATTTGCTTGCTCTGTCTTGCCGACTCATGTAATCCACATGGCTTCTGAGATCCGCGAATGGATTCTATCTGACCCAATACTCCACCCTCAAGGGTCGATGTGTTTTTCACTAAGTTTCCGCCGCGACCAGATCCAGCATACGAGTCGCCAAGATTCAGCCAAAGGGTTCCAGATGGCTTTAGTATTCTTCTGACTTCTCGAAAAACATTCACTATTTTTTCGGTGTATTCTTCCGGTGTTTTTTCTTGTCCTATCTGTCCCTCTTTCCCATAGTCTCGAAGCCCATAGTAGGGGGGAGATGTGACGCAACAGTCAACCGATTCGCTTGGAATCTCTTTCAATTTTTCAAAAACATCGCCGACAAGAATCATTTTTCGGTGATACCATAGGGAATGAATTGTTATCAATCCATTATTAAGGAACATTCCGGTGGAATAGTCGCATCTTAGACCGAAGTTCCTCCACGGATTCCGCGAAGCAAGCGAAGCCACCAGCGGCAAGGACAAGATTCACCAGCTCCTCCTGGTGTGGCTCGCGAACTCCTCCAGGGGCCTTGACCTCCACCATGAAGATGTGAGCGCGACCTTCGATCGTCCAGAAGCCAGTGATGTCCAGGAGCTTCTTCTCGTTCTTGGAGGATCTCTTCCTTCCCATCATCGGACGATAGGCTGGCGTGTATGTGAACCAGATGGCTGGACACATGGAGAGATAGTCGGCGATCTCCTTCTTGACTTGGCCTTCAGGAGTCATCTTCTTCCTCCACTTCAGGATCTTCTTCTTCATGACATCGACAGAGACAAGCCTCATAAGCTGGCAAGAATTCGACAGGGATTCTCTGGCGCTTGGCTTCACACACCAGTGGATCCTCGGACTTGCATCTTCGACAGTGACTCATCCCGATCAGGATGAACTGAATTCGTTTACTTGTCCACCTGGCTCCGGATGAGCTTGTCGCCTATAAGTTCCCAGCCGAGCTTCTGAAGATGTTCGAGAACGTGTGGGTGATTCTTGAGGAAGAGAATTTTTCCGCGATGCCATGCGTATCCATCGCCGTTCTGTGTGTGACACCCCTGGCATAAGGGAAGAAGATTGAACCAGTCATCGCCTCCCCCCGCCCCGCGTGACTTGACATGATGGGCCTCGCTTGGCCATGAGCCACAGGTGAGAGATCTCAGGTTCCGGATCTGCTCGACGAACTTAGGATCCCTCTTTGGCATCTTCTTTCCTTGTGGTTACGCCCCTTCGGAGAAGGGCGGCCACGAAGTTCCAGGATGGTCTAAGTGATTCGCGAAGCGGAGCCTCAACCGTGACCCGAAGTCCGCTGTCTGAAAGTTCCATGAGACCACATTCTGGCGGTATCTCTTCTGTCTTGACTAGGCCCTTGGGCGTTACGAAATAAAAATAGTTTGAGAAAAACAGTCCCATCCTTCGCTTCTCTGGTTTCTTGATCTCATTCAAGAAGTCGGCCCTTGAGGTCTTGATCTCGAAGCAATACCTGGCATTGTTTGCGGATGGCCATGCGGCTATAACGAAAGCATCAAGATACCTTGACCCCTTCCATCCTGTTCCAACAGGACACTCTTCGAAGTATAGATATTGACGGGGATCTCCGTATCTTCGGAATAGAGCCTTCTTGATCTCCTCTGAAGTCACTCCTTGCTTCCTCCCCAAGGAGAGAACTCCACTCGCCCACACTGAGCGCAATGATGGAGCCCGTGGTCAATCGATGCGGCGACAGCCGTGGACTTGAAGTCCATTCGGACGTGTCCCACGATGGGGGTCTTCCTCCAGATGTGACCCTTGATGAGACACCGGATGGCAGACATCAAGTTAATGATTCGAATAGTCATGCAAGCTCCGCGATCTCTTTCAGTCTCTCGATCACTCTAGGGTGGGAGGGAAGCTGGGTGTGTCTGGTTCCGTCCAGGATCTCTTCGTTCCACATCTGGCTGACGAAGTATCCGCGGAGGCCTTTCGGCTGGAAGAAGTTCTGAGTCCTGTCGATGTGAAGGATTGACTTCAGCCGGAATCCTCCTTGAGGCTCAAGTCTTGGGTCAAGGGTGATGAGCGCGGAAGGATTGACTTTCCCCTCATTCACCAGGCGGATCGCTTTCCCACCACCGAAGGAATGTCCCACAAGAATGGATCCAGGCGGGATCTTGGGATTCGGCCACCACCAGGGGAACCACTTCACAGTGAATCCGGCCTTGATGATAGGACTTCGACACCACGCGCCGACCTCGCCGCCTAGACCTTCGATGACATAGATCGTCCGATTCACTTCTTCACCCAGCCTAGGGCCTTGGCCGCTTGCCAGCTTTCGAAGGTGATCCTTCTGGGGGATTCAATTCGCTTGAGCTGAAAGTTCCTCTCGCCATCCTTGTCGCGGATGAAGTGGCCTGTATAGGTTCCCGGATACTTCTTGTTTTTCCAGATAGGCTTCACTTTCCACCTCCCACTCCTGGGACAGGCTTGTTCAGAGAGTTCATCTGGTCAGCTTTCATGAGCCACATCAAGGCCTCCTCGAGCTTCGTGAAAGTGAGAGAAGACTCTCTGGACTTGGGAAGCGTGGACACAAGGGTCATCGCATTGATGATAGAGTCCGCGGCCTTGTTATATTGTTCGTTCATGGGTTCTCCTTTGAGGTGAAGCGCGATCTGTGAAGGTCTTTCGGATCAGCGATCACGCCGAGAATGTCCTGATCCACCAGATATAAGGGAGTCTCGAAGAGAACGACAGGCTGGCCGCCCACTTCCTTAATGAGTTCAAGGAGTTCGTCTCCTCCAGCCACGATGGCTCCAGGTCGCTCACGATAGTGGCGGACATAGTTCTGGATCATCTTGTCGAGTCGCTGAAGCTGTCGTCCCATAGGCTCACCGAAAAAAATAGCCGGAAAGCCACACCACTGAGACACAGAAGGCAAGGGAAGCGGCGATCTCTGACCAGTCTGAAAGAAGAAGTTCATGGATCATTCTCTTTCAGTGTGTGACCTGGCGCGTCCTTTGTCGAGTCTCGACATTCAAGAAGCCACACATCATTCGCATAGGAAGCGAAGGGATGACGGAAGTATCCGGTCGGGCCGTGGAAGATTCCCATGGGAACATTGAAGCCCACGGTCTCATCGCCGATTCTCGGGGGCCCATAGATCTCTTCCTGTTTTTTCCTCCAGGTTCGGATCGCCCAGTTTGTGAACGGATAGCCTTGACGATACACCATGTCAATGGTCAGCCATCTGAGCTGGCGGCCAGAGGTGGCGCGATCGTCCTTCTCTCGCCATGCGTTCCATAGAAGATAGATCGAATAGTTCAGGCGATGCCATCGATTCATCTTCTTCTTCGGATCCTTGGTCGCGAGACGGATGATTCCTGGAAGCCAGAAGAATCTTCCGAACCACTTCTTCACTTCGATCTGTGGGGTCTCTTCGGTGTTGTCGAAGTACCACTTGAACATCATGGGGATCTTGATTCCCCATAAGGTCATGAAGCCAGCCGTCCAGCGGTTCCCGATTTTTTCCAGCTCCCTCGCATACCTTGGGAGATCGAGATAGAAGGCCGTTACTGATAGCGCCATGATGTCATCGTGGGCCTGGTCTTCCATCTTCGTGGCGGCCCGATTGAACACGCCAGTCACGTCTCTGGTGGACTCGATGAACTCGATCGCCTTTCGCTGATCCTCGACATCCACGATCCCCATGACTCCGATCATCTTGTGATGAACCGCGCCGATGACGTGATGATTCCCGTTCGAGATGTCATCCCTTGAATCCCGGATCGTGTGAACGGCTTGGAACTTCCCCAGGATATAGTGAGAATTCATCAGTTCCTTATAGGCGGCGAATCTTGGGTTCACTGGAGCCATCCCTTCAAGGCGACACCGATCGCGGCCCAGAACAGAAGTGTGAGCGCCAGGAGCCCGATCAGGCCCCAGTTCAGAAGCGGTCTTCTCCTGGGTGAAGAGTCATCTTCCACATTCCGAACATCGCCCTGGATCTCTGGATGTGGTCTATATCGTGGAACCTTCGCCGCGAACTGTCCTGTCTTCGGATCCCGATAAGGGTTCCCCCTGTGTTTTTTCTTCTTCATCTTCCCCCCATTGTTTACTTAGAAGATACAGGCCCACCTATACTCGCGACAAGTCCAGCCGCATCAATCCTTTGAGGAAGCCCCTTCTGTCCATCCGAGATCCTCAAGGGCTTCGGAATGTCTGGGAGATAGTCCAGCCGACCAGCCTTCGCCAGCCTCACCTGAGTCTGAACGAAGTCACGGAGCTGGGCTCGCCACACAGTCTCCTCCCCCGCGGAAAAATAACT